GGTATCACAATGTTTAACTCTGAAGATATAGACCAATGTAGAGATATTAACAGAAGGGTAGGACATATTCCTGCAGGAACACATTTGATTGCAGGACTAGACCCTGCTTCTACTGGTTTTCAGGCTTGTGTGTTGTGGGCTGCTAATCCAGAAACAGGTCAGTTGTATCTTGTAGATATAGAAAACGAACAAGGTGGTGGTGTTATACAAGCTAAGAAGTCAATACAGAAATGGTATGAGAAGTATGGACTTGCACATTGGGTTATTGAAGAGAATGGTTTTCAGAAAGCTATTAGACAAGATAAAGATATAAAAGATTACTGTAGTAGATTCGGTATATATTTAGAAGGACATCAGACACAAAAGAATAAGTATGACCCAATTTATGGTGTAGGAAGTATGCAACAGTTATTTGAACAAAAGCTAATAAATCTGCCGTATGGTGATACAGAAAGTGAAACTAAGAGTAATATATATCGTAGACAACTAATTTATTTTTCATCTGCTGCTAGTAAGGCAAGCAAGGCGAAAAGTTATAAATCAGATGTCGTAATGGCTAGTTGGTTCCCACTAAAAGTTATAAGAAGATTAGGAAAAGAACGATTAGCTGAGGTAGGATTAGATTATAAACCTAGTTTTGGAGAATGGAATTTAAGCGATATGAACGAAAGCCCTTGGGGATAGAATGAAACCTGAAGAGATACAGTATAAAATAACGCAATTACACTTTGACAATCAAAGTGCATACTCTACTAGAGGTCGTATTCGTGCAATTATGAATGGTGGACCAGATGGTATTCTTGCATTACTAGGTGACCAGATTAAAGGTTTCCAGGATTTCCAAATACCAGTACCTAACTTAATGATGTCAGGATTAGAGCATTTGTCACAAAAGATAGGTCGTATTCCAAATCTAAAAGTAGATGTACCTAACAATAAAGATTCAGATAGAGCAAGAGCTAAAGCAGATAAGATAGCTCGTATTGTAACTTCGTATGATGATACACAAAAACTAGATTTACAAATGCCACAAGTAGGTAGATGGCTACCTGGTTATGGTTTTGCTGTATGGGTTATTAGAGAAAAGAAAGGTGCTGATGGTACGCCATATCCTTGTGCAGAACTTCGTGACCCTTACAACTGTTTTCCTGGTTACTTCGGTGCTGACCAACAACCAAAAGAAATGGCTATTGTACGTAGAGTACCAAAAGTTGCATTGTCAAAAGCATATCCAAAATCTGCTGACAAAATAAACAGCAAAGACTTTTATCAAACAAATACACTAGGTGTTGGTAATGCTTATGCTTCTGCTTATACAGATTCTTATAATGGCTCTTGGGCAAACTCAAATGGCGAAGGAGACCTTATTGCAGAGTATTACAACGAAGAAGGTACATACATATTCCATATGACTTCTGCAACTATTCTTGACTTCATACCTAATCCACTAGATAGTGGACCTGCTTTTGTTATTGCAAAGAAATTTGCTTTTGACAGATTACAAGGACAGTATGACCAAATCATAGGACTTATGGCTTCTATGGCGAAGATAAACGTGATGTCAATAATAGCTATGGAAGATGCAGTATTTACAGAAACTAACATATCTGGAGAGATAGAATCAGGACAATATAGAAAAGGCAGATTTGCTGTTAATTATCTAGCTCCAGGTACACAAGTTTCTAAACCAGCATCTAATGTTCCTTATCAAATATTTCAACAAATAGACAGAATAGAAAGACAGCTTCGTGTTGGTGGTTCTTATCCGGTTACAGATGACTCACAAAGCCCACTTAGTTTTGCAACAGGTAGAGGATTGGAAGAATTAGGAGCATCTATGTCACTTATGATTAGAGAATATCATACAGTTATGTCTGATGCTATAGAAATGATTGATGCTAAAAGATTAGAGTGGGATGAAAAAATGTATGGTGGTAATTCTAAAGAGTTATCAGGATATTACAATAATCAATTCTTTAGCGAAAAGTATGACCCTTCAAGAGATATACAAGGTGCGTACAAAACTAGAAGAGTTTATGGTGCTATGGCTGGTTATGATGAGCCACAAAAAATTGTAACAGGGTTGCAGTTACTACAAGCAGGTATTATAGACACACAAACATTACAAGAAAATTTAGATGGTCTTGATAACTTAGCAAATGTAAATAGCAGAATTACAAAAGAAAAAGCTGACAAAGTTTTATTTGATACATTATTGGCTCAAGCACAACAAGGAGATACAAAGGCAACTATGGCTGTTGTGCAGATAAGAAAAAATCCAGATGAGATGCAAAACATATTGGATAAATTCTTTACTGCAGAGGAACCAGAAATACCAGTCGCTGAACAAGAACTGCTTGGCGGAGGTTCCCTACCACCACAGGGTCCTCCACCAGGCATACAACAATTATTACAAGGATTAGGTGGATAATGTCGTTTAACAGAGATTTTGCAGATATAGTACACAATTCATTAGGAGACCTAGACGAAATAGGCGATAATATAATATTTCAACAAAGGGATGACGCTAGAATATATCAAGACCAAATGCCACCTATGGTATTTCCTTTTGGTTATTTAATTATCAGTTCAACATTTATGTATTATGACGAGGATGAAGATGGTCAGGATTTCTAAAAACAACTATAACGGCTCTAGTTTATCTACAGGTCGTAACTTTGTTGATAATACAAAAGGTATGATACCTGGTCTTACCAAAGGTGAGACCTATGGAACCGGTGAAGAAATTAAAAAACAAGTAGAAGTTACTGGTGGATTACCTAATGTTAAAGATTTACCACAACCTAAAATAGATTTATCTGCTGGTATAGATAGAGCAACAGAAAGACAAGATGAAAGTATTATGACAGGTGCTCAAACAATACAACCTGGTAATTTTACAGTATCTAATGCACAAAATTTTCCAATAGCTAGACCTGGTACAGAGTATAAAAATTCAGATATGGTATCAGCTTATGTTCAATCAGGTTTTAATGACGATATTCTGAATATATTACTAAGAACTACATAATGCTATATCCAGAATATAGCCAATCTAATAAGGCAGTACAAAATTCTATTACAGAAAAGTATTTGTTAGATAAACAAAAAGAAAAAAAGTTTGATTCTGTAACACCAGAACAAGCAGAAAACATAAAACAATTAGCTTCTGTTTATAACTTTGCTCCGTCAGGTTTAGTAACAACTTTAGGAAAGTATGGGCTTACACCAGAACAAGCAGAACCTTATGTTTTATCTTATGTAAATAATTTTGCAAATGATGGTAGAACAATAAGAAAAAATGCTAGAGATTTTCAATTATCAAATGCAGGTATTTATAACTGGATGCAAACGTTAGAAGCTGCAGGTAAAAGAGCTGCACAAGATGACAAAAATGTATTTGAAAGAACTAAAGGACAGTTTAAAAAATTTACACAAGTTGCATCAACTGGTGTAGCAGCTTACCCACAATTTGTTAGTAGGTTACTAAAAACATATATGATTGCTAGAGGTGAAGCAATTAAAAAATCTGTAGAAGAAGGTCAGGATATATCTTTTACAAAAAATGGTGAAGAGTATTTAGACTTAACAAAAGCATTTACTAATCCTATATTTATGAAAGAATTTTTAAAACAAATAAAACCAAAGTATGTAGCAGGAAAAGAAGATTTAACAAAAGACTTTATTCCATTTTTAGATGGTGGACCAGCATTTGAGAAAGCAGGACCATCTGCTTTAACAGTTGGATTTGAACAATTTGGTGATAAGTTTTTTGATTTAGAAAGTCCAGGTAATGAATCTGGTTTAGGCAATTCTTGGTTTCCGTACTTTGGCAGCGGTTCTGAGGCTTGGGATGAATCAAACAGAAGAGGACAGTTGTATGCTAATTTTAAAGGTTCTGCTTTTTCTTCTACTACAGAAGCACAACCTGTAACAGCAGGAGGTTTGGTAGCAGGTGAATTTGTAGATGCTAATACAAATGCGTATAGAAATATATCAGGAATCATTGATGGTATCTTATTTATGAGGGGAGACTTAGCAAATAAATTACAAGGTATTTCACAAAGCACTAGACAAAGATACAAAACTTTTGGGTTAATAAAAGAAGTAGGTAATGATGGAGTTACTAGGCTAAGAACTGTAAACAGAGAAAAAGCTATGAATTACTTTCTTAAATCAGATGAAGGTGGACAAATTATGAAAGCCTGGTCAGAAAATTTAGATGACACAAATTTAATTGTTAAAAACTTTACTCCAGAATTATCACAAGAATTAATTAAAGCAAGTAAATTAGGAACACCAAAACAAAAAGAACAAGCAGTAAGAAATGCTTTTGAAAAATTTATATTTAAAGACCCTAAAGGTATGCCTAATATGCCACAAGGGTATAAATGGAACAAAACTGCAGAGAGTATTGGTTTAAATAAAATATTTAATAATTTATCTAGTAATAAAGAAAAAGATAAAGCAAGAAGATTATGGGGAGACTGGACACCTAAAGATACTTTTGTATGGCAAAACCAAGCAGAGGTAATTGAAAATACTAGAAGGTTTATTATCAATTCAAGAATACCTGCAGAAAAAGGCAATAGGTTATTAGCAAGTTTTGTAAATGCTACTCTTCAAAATACAAATCCTGGTATAGGTTACACAACCCAGAAACAAGTGTTTAATAAAATATTGGATGCAGCTGGTGAAGCTATGGAAGAAGCTAAAGAAAGACCAGATGTTATTGAATCATTTTTAGATATTACTAAAGGTAATTTAAGAGGATTTAGTACAGAAAATGTAAGCAGTTATTGGATTAGCGATATATTAAGTTGGCACAATGTTAAAACAGGTGCTAATAAAGTTATAAAAGGTATTGAAGGTGTGTTTCCTGGTCAAAGAGCAAAACTAGATGATATGGGCAAAGAAATTGTTATTGATGGAAAAAAACAAAAAGCACCTACACCTCATTTACCTCAACAATTACTTAAAGAAAGTATAACTGTTCCTGATATGAGAAGTATTAGAAACAGTACAGGTAGAGTTTCTAAAGGTATTAGAAATATGGAATTAGCCTATGGAAAAAAAATTGCACAAGGCATAGATAAATATTTTGACAAAGATTTAGTTGCTACAGGATGGTTTGAAAAAAGTAGAATTATTGATAGTCCTAGATTAGCTACTCGTTCTATTATAAATTTAATGTGGGGTTTGCAAAAAGGCATATGGACTCCTTTGCAATTAATTACAAGAATAGCTTTCCCTGTAAGAATTACAAGTGATGGTCAAGCAAAATTAGCAGCAGATGGTTACCCATCATTATTTAAACATCCTATAGAATATTTCGGTTTGTTGTTAGGAAAAAATAATAGAACATTATTAGGAGAAATCGTTGAAGAAACAGATGCTTTTGGTAGAGTCTCCAGAGATAATACAAGATTATTTTTTGGTGATAATGTCATAGAAAATCTTAAAAAAGGTTATGTTGATTATACAATTGATGATGCTTTTCAAAATCCAAAATTAAAAAAACAATATTTAACTGCAGTATTAGAAGAAATAAAATTATTAAATTTAGGTAAGTTAACAAATATAGTTGCAGACAATTTAATAAATAATGTTAGTGAATCTACGTTAGCTAAAAGATTATTTAGAGGTGATTTAGATAACGTTAGATTAGACTTTCAAACAAATTTATTAGATGACAATATGACACCTGGTAATGCTTTATCTACTTATGAAAAAACTTTAGCTTATGTTGACACGCTTTATCAAAGAGTAAAAGAAATTAGCAATGACCCTGCAATATTAAAATTTATTGCTAGTGGTTCAGACACTTTAGAAATAGTAAACAAAAAAGGTGTAACAGAATCTTTAAAAATTATAGATGTTCCACAAGGTAACACTATATCTGAGATGATACAAACTGTTAAAAGAATGGCAGTAGATGATAAAAAGTTTTATAAATATTTAGAAGATTCGTTTGATGAGTTAGCACCACAAATAAGAGAAGAAATAGCAAAAGGCGGAGAGCCTGTGTTTATGGGATTTCCTTTAGTACAGCAAGGAAGACCCTCATTAAAACTTACAGATGTTAAAGAAGCACAAAATCAAATTAAAAAAGTATTAGATGCTGCTGTAACCGCATTGTTTGAATTTCCAGCAGGAATAGAAAGGGCAGGTAACAGAAGTCCATTGTATAGAACAATAAGAGGCAAATCATATGGTGACGCTTATTTCTTATCTGATGCACAAACTAAAAAAGATATTGTTGAATCTTTAAACAAATTACCAAAAATGTTTACAACAAAAATTAAAAACGACAAACTTATAAAAGGTATGGAAAAGTTTTTCGATTTAGATGCTATGAATAAAAGCACAAAAGATATTATTTTAGAAGCTATTGAAGAGTCTAAAACAAAAAAACCACCTGCAGGAACTCAATTATTTACAAGCCTAGAAGAAGTAGAAACTTTTGTAGACGCTAGAGCATTATTTATACACAACAACTTGTTATTTAATTTGTCAGAAAGAGGTTATTTTGCTGACGTAACAAGACTTATGTATCCATTTATGGGAGCTTACATAGAACAAGTATCTACTTGGACAGGAGTATTATCTAGAAATCCATTTGCTATTAGAAAAGCAGGATTAGTTGTTAATGGTGCTCAACAAGAAGGTTGGATAAATGAAGGACCTAATGGAGAAAAATATTTTACTTATCCTTGGATAGGTCCGGCTGTAGAAGGTAATTATTTTTATGACCAAAGTGATAGGTTAAAAATAAATGCAAGTGCTCCGCTTCAAGCTATAAATATGGTAACACAAGGAGAAGGTCCTGGTGCAGGACCATATTTACAAATACCAGCAGGTTTGTACGTACCGGATACTCCAGAGTTTGATATGTTACAAAAACATTTTAATCCTTTTGGAGTAAAAGTATCTGATGCAGAATCATTTAAAAAGTTTGGTGCAACTTATCTGTTGCCATCATATATGGTAAAAGCTATAACAGCTTGGTCTGAAGGAGAAGGAGTATTTGCTGATGAATACTTATGGAATACGCATTTAGTAGAAACAGCAAAAGCATTAGCAGTAACAGGATTTTATACAAATAGTGCAGGTGAAATAGTAAGTATTACAAATGAAGCAGGTGGTATAGACCAAGATAAATTGTTAGAAGGAGCAAAAGAAGTAGGAACACAAACATTGTTAGTCAGAGCTTTTAATCAGTTTTATTTACCTGCTGGTTATTCGTATGATTACAGACTGAGAACAGACGCACAAACTATAAAAGATTATGAAGAGTTTTTTGGTAAAGATGTAGAGCTAGGTATAGATGGAGAAGGATACTTAAGATTTTCTGCAGTTATGTCTATTTATAGCAATTTAAAAACAGTATTTGAAGGTAGTGATGAAGCCGCAATATTAGCTATGACACAAATATTAGGACCTGATTGGTTAGAAGGTGGAGAAGGTATAGAGTCATTAACCTACTTAACAAGAGGCTCTAGCTACAACGAAGCAGGTATAAGAAGTACAACAGAAGAAGGTTTTAATTGGGAAAGAACTAACGCAAATCTTGAAGAACACATACCAAATATATTTGGTTTGTTTGCACCAGCTCCTATGCCAGGTGCTGATTATTCTTATGAAGCAAGATTTGCACAAAGAAGAAAAGGCAATATAGTAAAATTTACTGCTGAAGAGTGGATTGAAGAAACAAACAAAATAGTAGGTAGTCGTATGTGGTCTTATGAAACTCTGATGAAAGAAAAAGAATTAGGAAGACCATTAACAATGTCAGAAAAAGGAGAGATATTCGCAATGGTTGACACTATGTTTCCTAATTGGTACGTCAAGTCTATAACTTTATCACAAGATGTTACTAGATGGAATGAAATAGAGTTGGCTATGGGTATAGATGTTAGAGGACAAGATAAACTATCAGAAGATATATTAAAACAAATACAAGAAAGTCCATTGTATGCACCATTAAAAATATATATGGACGCAAGAGAATCTACATTAGCAGAAATTGGTAAACTAAAAGGTATTGATAACAAGTATGGAAACGTAGCAAGTCAGCAATATTATTTAAAAAACACTATGTTGACACAACCATATAGAAAAAATCTGCAATTACTCGGAGAACAACTATCATATCAAAGTGCAGAGTTTGCTATATTTTGGAACTTAATAGGTTCTAAAGAGTTAAATAAAGAGTATTATGAAGATAGAGAAGGCAACGTAATATCTGTCTTAGAAGAATTGGAAAACTAAATGATTACAGTATATGGACCAAATGGTGAAGCAAAAAAAATAAACGCTAGAACAGTTGTTGAGTGGTTATCACAAAACCCTGGTTGGTCACTAGACAATCCACAAACACCTCTTATAGATGAAGCTGACGCTTCTATAGATATTATTAATCAAGCAACAGCAGGTGAAAATGAAGCTATAGCTATAAAGAAAGCAGAAGAAGTTACAGCAGATATTGCTGCTGCTTATGAAACAGGTATATATTACTCAGGTGTACCTAACGCTATTTTAAATCCTAACTGGGATGGAGATACTATAGAAGAAAAATATGTTCCTGCACAAGTTGCATATCCTGGTTTAACTTTAATACCAAGTTATGAAGGAGATTTGTATTTATCAGGAGCTAATTTTAATGCAGTAAACATTGGCAATATGCAGGATTTACTAGAAGACGCAGGTTATTTAACAGGTGCTTATAATCCAGGCTCTAATGATGCAGCTACAAAACAAGCAGTAAGAGCTTGGTTTAATGATGTAAATGGTGCAAGATTTAATAGTTGGTCAATGGGTAATAATGTAAATATAGACCCTATGGAATTTTTAGGTAATCAAATTAACAACAGATTCAATAATGAACTACAACAAATAAAAGATTACACACAAGAAGTTATGCAAACTGTAGATAGAGGAAAAATGCTCAGAGATAATTTGCAAAAAGCTATAGGTAAAAGAAGAGACTTTACTGCTGCAGAACTAGAAGAGTTTAGAGGAACTATGAATGAGTTCATAAACCAAGAAATTAAAAGAAACGAAGAAATAGCTGTATTCAAATTAAAACAAGAATACGATAGACTTCCTGAACCAGAAAAGGTTAAGTATTTAGATGGTTTACCAGCTGAAGAAGCATCTGCTTTAGAAGGTGCTTTAATGAAACCAGTAACAGAGCCAGAACCATTTAGTGCATCAGAGGCATTTTTAGAAAAAATAGAACCTTTGTATAAATCATTTAGAGAATATCCAGAAAGACAGGCAAGAGCAGAACTTAATTTTAATAATGTAAATAGGTCTATATTAGGTACCTCAATGAGGATTAGGTAATGGAGGCAGAGACCTATACGTTAGAAGATGTTATAGCCGCATTAAACGGCATAGGTTATGTGGACGAAAATGTTATTAATTACATAGTTCCAATTATTGCTTATGAATCAAGAGAAGGTGGAGTTCCATTTGTACAAGATGCAAAAGACCCTACCTCAGATTCTTGGGGTATATACCAAACAAATATAAATACTGAAATGTCTGCAATATATAAAGTTATGGAAGAAGAAGGTGTTGAATTACCTGGTATGACTAAGTTACAAAAAAAACAACTATCAACAAATGTTGTAGGAGAAAAAGAAAAAGATGTTAGAAAGTTTACTAACTCACAAAAAAAAGTTGTTAGAGAATTTTTAAAGAATGCTGACTTGTCAACACAAACTAAAGTATTTAAAGAAATGTATGAGATTAAATCTAAAGAAATAAAGTCTGATAAAACAGAAGATGTTATGAGTGCTTTGTACTTTAACACTACAAGAAAATTTTATACTGATAAACAACCAGAGGCACTTGAATTTAAGGATATAATGGATAAAGAACTTAAATTATATACAAAGAGAAAAATGGAAGAAGATTACAAGAAAGAACAAGCTACTATACAACAAGACGAAATTAATAAGTTTAAAAGAATGGCAGCTGCACAGCAATCAGTAAATCCTACAGAAAGAACTCAAAGCGAGTTAAATATGATGGATAAATATAAACGTAATATGGATTCTGAATTAAACAATTCTTTGATAAATGTTTACTCTACACTATCAGAAGCTAAGAAACGAGCTATACAATCAGGAGCAAATATTCTCTAATGGCATTAGTACAAATAAGATTACAAAGTGGTTCCTACGCAGACGTAGAGGAAAGTTTAGTAGATGAGTATATAAAAGGTACATACGGAGACGTATATAAAGGTGCCATTAAAACAAAAGATTTGCCAGAGTTTAGTGATTACACAGAAGAATCAGGAAACACAGTAGAAAAATATTTACCTGATGGTAATGTGCAATTAAATACAGGAACTATCTTACCTGTACAGGATGTAATGATTCAGCCAGCCGCACCAGTAATTCCAGATGATAATGGTGGTAGCGGAACAGACAATGGTTTTGGTGCACAAACACCTGGTCCATCAGACCCAACAACTACAGTAGATGTAGACTTAGGTGCAATACCAAAAGGTGCAGAGTTCTGGGATTATGAAGGTAACATTGCAATAGTATATAGAATACCTGGAGACCCTAACGCTACACCACTACGATATACAGCTACAAAAGAAGATTTAGTTGCTATATTTGGTCCGGTTGAAGCAGATAATATTACATTTACAACTCCTTCAAAAGATGACTGGGATAGAAGTTTAGTATTTGGTAACTCTGTAGAGTTGTATGACCCTTCAATAATAGACCCAACAAGGAATCCTTGGGAGTCTTTTGTTGGTGCAGTAGAAAAACAAGCAGCAGTTAGACCTTGGTTAAAGTCAGAAGAAATGTTATATCTTTTAGCAGAATCAACGCTAGAAGGTCGAACAGTAACTGATGCAGAGTGGGAATCTACAGAGTGGTGGAGAACACATACACAAGCAGAACGAGAATGGTTGTTATTAGCACAGCAAGTTAATCCTGACACAGGCGAAGTAATGACTAAAGATGCTTTAGAAAAAGTATATGATGACAGAATAAAAATTAAAAACGCTATGGTTTCTGCAGGTATATTTAATTTAACAGATGATTTAGTTAACTGGGTTTCAGAAAAGTTTACAACAGGACAATGGTCAGGTACTTATACAGATGAACAAATAAAATTATTAGCTGACCCTCAGTTGCCTGGTGATATTGACACAGGTATGCAAACATTTATAGATGAAGGTGGAGTAACTTTTGATACAACAAGAGCTGGAGAGCAACAAGTGAAAGATTTAGTATCTCAATGGTGGGGTCCAATATTTGGTGCAAATGTAAAAGATAGTCAGATAGAACAATGGGCAGGTATGTTGCGTAATGACCCTAATGGTGAAATAAAACTTATAGACAAATTAAAAGCATCAAGAAAAAGTTTATATCCAGAGTATGACGAAGATTTAACTTATGAAGAAATAGCTTCACCTTGGCGAGGATTTGTACAAAATGCTTGGGGTCAAAACGTAGATGATGCTTCTGATGTAGTGCAGGAAGTTATAAAATTAAATGATACAGTTAAAGCAGGACAATATTTATTTAAAAAAGGTTTAGAAGATAATGTTGCTAAACCTACACAAGAAGCATTAAAAGCTATGTCACAGGCTTTTGGTTCTGGACAGAGAGGTAGAGCGTAATGGAAGAGTTTTTACAATTAGCAAAAGGTTTATTTCCATATTTACCTGACGAAGTAATAAATAAATATGTAGATTACTATGCAGAATCTGATAGAAATATAGATGTAGCATTAGGTAAATTAAGACAAGACCCTGTGTATGACGATTACTTTCCTGGTAACAAAAGAGCCGATAGAACAGTAAGATACAACGAAGCAGAATATCTAGCAGTAAAAGAAAGTTATAAATTATCTTTAGAAGATTACGGGTTAAATCCTGAATTATTTGATGACACATTTAGCAATCTAATTGCTGGTGATGTTTCGCCTTCTGAATTTAAAGGAAGAATAGATGTAGTATTTGAAGGAATAAAATCTAACATACCACAAGTAAAAGAGTTTTATAGTGCAAATTACGGAATAGATTTAACTGATGAAGCTATATTTGCTTCTGCTATCAAACCAGAATTAGGTGAACAAATCTTGAACAAACAAGTAGCAGTATCACAAATTGGTGGTGAAGCTAGAAGAGCAGGATTTGGAGATATTATATCATTAGAAAAAGCACAAGAACTACAAGCTGCAGGAATAACACAAGCACAAGCTAGGCAGTTATTTCAAGAAGCACAACTAGAAGTTCCTAGAATACAAGAACTACAAGCCAGAGGTGGCAGAGAAGTAGAAGATGTATTTGGTGTAGAAGATTTTACAGAAGCAGCAGTATTTAGAAGCCCAGAAGAATTAGAACAAGTTAGAGTCTTAGAGGCAGAAGAAGCAAGTAGATTTACTCCTATGACAGGACCTGCAAGAAGAGGACGTAGGGTACAAGGTTTAGTACAAGAATAAACTTGACATACTATATCTAGTGGTATAATAAAATTAAGCCTGGTAGCCTCGGCATAAAATAGACGCTGCACCTCCGGTTTATATCTGGCGTGTAAACTGAGTAGCACAATTCGCCTAGTATCTGAATAGCCAAAAGTGGCTGACAATTTTTGTTATTCTTTATTATTATTTGTCGCCTATCACATCATTATCCCAAGGGTGATGTAGATGTAGAAAACTTGGAGTAGGAGAAAATATGGAAAACGAAGTAGAAAATACAGTAGAAGAGACACAAGAAGATAATAATGCTATCAAGCAAATGCGTGAGCGTATTAAAGAACTTGAGTCAGTAGAGAAAGAGTTTAAATCTGTACAGATGGCAAACGCTATTAAAGATGCAGGATTTGACCCAAGCTCTGGTGAAGGTAAAGCATTAAAAGACTTGTATAAAGGTGAGTTAGAAGTAGATGCTATAAAGCAATTTGCTGCTGATTATGGTTGGGGTGAAACTCCGGCTGAACCAACTCAAGAAGAACTACAAAGACAAAGAGTTGTTTCTGGTCAAGATAGTTTAGATACTGTTATAGAAGCATCAGTTCCTGTAGAACCTGTAGGCATAGATGACCAAATAAATCAAGCACAAGCTGATGGTGATTGGCAAACAAGTTCTAATCTCAAAGCAGATAAATTAAGAGCACTAACTAAAAAACAGTAAAGGAGATTTAAAATGGGTGCAGTATCAGGATTGGGAGATTCGTATGACCTCCCTAATTTCGTAGGAGAGTTATTTAACATAACACCTAACGATACACCTTTCCTTTCTGCTATTGGTGGAATGACTGGAGGTAAATCAGTTACCTCTAAACAGTTCACCTGGCAAACAGTTGATAATGCAGCAGCAGCTCAAACAGTAGTTGCTGAAGGTGCAGATGCAACTTTCGCAGAGAGAAGCAGAAGCGAAGTAACAAACGTTACTCAAATTATGCAATATGGTGTACACGTTTCCTACACAAAACAAGCAGCAACAGGCAACCTTTCAGGTGAATCTATATTAGGAAATCAGCCAGTTCAAGATGAATTGTCTTTCCAATTAGATATGGCTATGAAAAGAGCAGCCAGAGATATTGAGTTCTCTTTCCTAAGAGGATCATATGTAGCTGACACAAACGTAGGAACAGCAAGAAAAACAAGAGGTATGTTATCAGCTATCTCTACTAATGAAGTAGCAGGTGGTAACGCAGCTCTTGATCAAGCAAAAGTAAATGCTTTGATGAAAGCTATGGCAGATTCAGGAGCTCCATTTGAGCAACCTGTAATTATGGCTAA